GAATACCTAGCTAAACTTGTTCGTGAATACGACATGAAGAAGAAATCCCTTGGTATGACTGACCAACAGATTAAGCGCAATGAGTTCATCTTTACCCTTGATGAAAAGATTGCAACCATGAAAACTAAAACCTCTGAGCAAGACATTCAGACTGAACGTACAAAAGCTATTGCATCCTATGACTCTTGGCAAGCCGCTGAGAAACAAGCTGTTATTATGGATAGGGTTACAGGTTCTATTGAGACGATGTTTATGTCGTTTGTAGACGGCACTAAGTCTGTTGGTGATGCCTTCAAAGGTATGCTCCGTGACATTATTATGCAAATCTACCAAGAGAAAGTTGCTAAACAAGCTGCCTCTGGCATTGGTAACTTCCTTAGTGGTTTAGTTGGTGGAGCTACTGGTGGTGCAAGCTGGTCAGCTAATGGAAACATTGTTGCTAGTTCTGGTATCCAAGCCTTTGCTAATGGGGGTGTAGTTGGTTCTCCTACTATGTTCCAACATGGTGGTGGACTTGGTGTTATGGGGGAAGCTGGCCCTGAGGCTATTATGCCACTTAAGCGTGGTGCTAATGGTAAACTTGGTGTCCAGATGGAAGGGTCTCAGGACTCTGGTAATGTAGTTGTAAACCAAACATTCAACTTCTCTGCTAATGGTGATGAGAGTGTTAAGAAACTCATTGCTCAAGCTGCACCACAAATTGCTCAAATGACACAGAAACAAGTTATGGATAGTCGTCGTCGTGGTGGCTCTATGAAAAGCACATTCGGTTGAGGTAATAAACTATGGCAATTAGCTATCCACTAAGCACCCCTACTACTATTGGGATTGAGAGTATCACTATTCGTGCAGTTAATGCTGTAACGACCTCTCAATCCCCTTTTACTTACAAACAACAAGTAGTTTCCCACCAAGGTCAACGGTGGGAGGCTTCTATCTCTATCCCATCAGTTCGTAGAGACTACTCTGCTGAGTGGGCAACTATGCTAGTAGCACTTAAAGGGCAGACTGGAACCTTTCTACTTGGCGATCCTGACTATGCTACCCCTAGAGGTAATGTATCTAGTTGTGTAGTTAGTGGTAATGTAGGAGATGAGACAGTATCAGTTGTTATGACAGGTACTCTTAAAGCTGGTGACTACATTCAACTTGGTTCAGGTAGTGCAGCTAGGTTGCATAAAGTTCTTGTAAGTCTTACAGGTAGTGGAAACCTAGAGATTTGGCCTAGACTTCGTAGCACATACACTAGTCAAACTGTCATCTTTAATAATGCTAAGGGTCTATTTAGACTAAACCAGAATGTAAGTCAATGGTCAATCAATAATGCTAGTGCTTATGGTATTAGCTTTGATGCCGTAGAAGTTATTCAATAAGGAGTTCCCCGACATGTCCAGAGACCTAACAGCTATTGTACAAGCTGCCCTTGATGATAGCGCAGTCTATCCATTCTTTGCAGTAGACTTAATGTTTGATAGTGGTAATACCCTATACCTCTGGACTGGTAATGGAACTCAGGTTATCTCTGGAAAGACTTATATTGGAACTGGAAACCTCCTTAGTATTTCTTCTGTAGAAGAGACCTCTGAGATTGCTGTTAAGGGTGCTACACTCACTTTTAGTGGCGTTCCTAGTGAAGTCCTATCACTAGCACTGAGTGAACCCTATCAAGGCCGTAGGTGCAATCTGTATTTTGGTGTTATGGGTGACACTGCTAGTTATGTAGAGTTATTTTCTGGTTACATGGACCAGATGAATATAGAAGAGACTGCTGAGACATCTACAATCCAACTAACTATTGAGAACAAGCTCATTGACCTTGAGAGGGCTAGGGTTGCTAGATATACCTCTGCCTATCAGAAGTCTATTTATCCGTTAGATCGTGGCTTAGACTTTGTTGAAAGCCTACAGACCAAAGAGATTACTTGGGGAAGAAAAAGTGGCAATTAATTTTCAACAAGAGTTTGTACAACAGTTTGAAAAAGATTGCCAAGAATTGCTTAGACTACACTGGGAAGAAATTGCCCTTAATAAAGGCAAGATTAAATTGAACCCAGATTGGAGTTCGTATTACTCTTGTGAAGAAAAAGGTAGCCTAAAGATTTTTACTGCAAGAGACTCTGGAAAGTTAGTAGGTTATTTTGTCGTATTTATTGGGTATAATCCCCATTATAAAGATCATCTATTTGCAACCAATGATGTAATTTATCTTCACAGTGACTTTCGTAAAGGTCTTACTGGAGTTAAACTAATTAGGTTTGCTGAGAAGTGTCTTAAAGAAGATGGGGTATCTGTCCTCAGTATTAATACTAAGGTTCATCAGCCTTTTGACATCATAATGAAAAGACTTAAGTTTAATCTGATCGAAAGAGTTTACTCTAAGTATCTAGGAGAATAATAATGGCTTTGATCACAGGTGCTTGGCTATTAGGAGCTGGGGCAACTGCAACAGGGGTGGCTGCTGCAACCGCTGTGTATGGAGCTTTCACTGTCTATGCCCTTGGCTTTGTCGCCACAACTCTTGCTACAAATCTAGTTATGCGGGCGCTTACCCCTAAACTAAAGTCCTCAACTGCAACAAGTGGGTATAATGTAACAGCTACTGGTTCAGCCCTAGATCACCAAATCATTTATGGTCGTGTAAGGATTGCTGGAGCTAGGGTATTTGATGGTACTACTGGTGCAGATAATAAAGTTCTCCATAGGGTATTGGCTTTCTCTGGACATGAAGTTGAGTCCTTTGATGAGATTTACCTTAATGATGAGCTTCTCACACTTGATGGTTCTGGTAATGTGACTTCCCCAGCTAGATATAATGGCTATGTTTCTATCAATAAACACCTTGGTTCTCCAAGTCAAGTTGCTGATACTGACATGGTTGCTAATATCCCTGAGTGGACCACAAACCATAGGCTACAGGGTATTGCATATCTGTATATCAAATACACTTTTAATGCTGATGTATTCCCTAATGGACTGCCAGAGGCAACAGCCACTATTAAAGGTAAGAAGCTATATGACCCTCGTACTAGCTTAACTGCTTGGTCTGATAACCCTGCCCTTTGTATCAGAGATTACCTTACTCAATCTGGTTATGGTATGGGTGAGGAAACTATAAACATTGACGACACTCTTGTTATAGCTGCTGCTAATGTCTGTGACCAAACAAGCACACTTGCAGGAACAACTCGATACACTTGTAATGGCGCTTTTACAACCAACACAACTCCTTATGATATGCTTTCTTCTATCCTAACTTCTATGGGTGGAAGTCTCTGGTATGCTCAAGGTAAATGGAGGATGAAGCCATCTTACTGGACAACCCCTGTACTTACACTTGATGAGAATGACCTTCGTTCTTCTATTAGTGTTAGCACTAGACATTCTCGTAGAGATAACTTTAACTCTGTTAATGGTACTTTTAGAGGAGCAGAGTCTAACTGGCAAATCACAGACTTCCCACCAGTAACTAATGCTGCTTTCGTCACTGCTGACAATGGACAAGAAGCTTCTATTGACCTTCAACTTCCATTTACTGATACTTCTATTGAAGCTAGGCGTATCTCTAGGATTGTTCTTGAGAGAAATAGGCAACAACTAGGTATCACTGCAAGCTTTGGTCTTAGGGCTTTCCAAGTCCAAGTTGGTGATAATGTCTATGTTAACAACACTAGGTTTGGTTGGGTTAGTAAACCATTTGAAGTAGTGTCTTGGACTTTTGGTATTGTAGATGGCCTTGATCTTCAAGTTAATATGAGCCTCAAAGAAATTTCAGCTAATGTCTTTGATGAAATTGACGATGGAATTATCTATGAGCGTGATAACTCTACTCTTCCATCTCCCTTCTTTGTACCTTCTGTTGGTGTAAATGTGGCATCTCTTGCCCAAGTATCTAATCAAAAAGTTACTAACTTGGCTGAGATTGTTGTTACAGCTACCTCTCCTGAGTTTATTGATAAAGTTGAAGTAGAGTATAAATCTTCGTTATCTTCTGTGTGGAAGTCTGCTGGTAACGGTCCTATTGGAACTTTTGAGATTGTCGATCTTGAAGTTGGTAACTATGACTTTAGGGCTAGAGCAGTAAATACTTTTGGTATTCGTGGTGACTTAACTACTCTTACTGGTATTGAGGTTAACCCTTTCACTGGGCCACCTTCAACTGTAGCTAACTTCTTTGCAGAGGTATCTGGTAATAGCATATTCCTTCGCTGGAGTCCTATTCCTGACCCTGACTTGTCTCATTACATCATCAAGCATAACCCAGCTTATACTGGGGCAACTTGGAACAACTCTTCTTTGTTGGTAGAGAAAGTAGCTAGACCCTCTACTAGTGTAGCTGTACCTGCTCGTGCAGGAACTTACTTGATTAAGGCTTTTGACAAGGAGGGTTTTGTTAGTAATACTGAGTCTACCTTTGTTATTGATGCTGCTGCTATTCCACCATTAGGTGCTACTGTAACTGTTACTGAAAACCCCTCCTTCTCTGGAGCTAAAACTAACGTCCTCTTGGTATCTAGTAGTATTGAGATTGATGATACCTCTAGTTCTGCTCCAACTGGTACATACTTCTTTAATGGAACAGTTGATTTGTTGTCAACTAGAAACTCTAGGGTTACTGGTTCTGTATCGTTTACTCGTAAGTATGATAATGGAACTCTTCTTTGGGATGCTATCCCTCAAAACTGGGATACTTGGCCTGATACTTGGGACACTTGGACAGATCAGACTGCTGGCTTTGGTGATGTAAACGCTCAAGTTTATGTCTCTTATACCACTGATGACCCAGCTTCACCGACTGCTGTGTGGTCTAGCTATGCCCTTGCTGGTGGATCATTCTTCCTTGGAAGAGGTTTTAAGTTTAAAGTTACTCTTAATAGTGACAACAGCTACTTTACCCCGAATATCACAGCACTCAGTGTTGCTGTAGAATACTAATAAGGATACTTAATATGAGTCAACATGACTTTGATATTGCAAATCAGACTGCACCAAACTCTAGGGCTGATATTAACTTGGCCCTTAAAGCTCTAGCCTCTAACTCATCTGGATCGGTTGCACCTACGACTACCTATGCTAACATGACCTACTATAATACTACAACCAATATCCTTTATAAAAGGAATGAGGCTGATAGTGCTTGGATCACGCTTGGTACAATTGATGAAACGGCAGGGACGTTCATACCAAGCGCTTTGGCAACTCAGGTGCAGGCAGAGGCGGGAACTGACAACACAACAC